TTAAAACTCCGAATCAGGTTCTAATGCAATCCAATATTGTACTTGTTTTGCTTTAGAAATAAAACTAGAAATTTTAGCTTTAGATATTGCAACATCATAATCATCTGGTATCATCTTAAAGTTTTCTGACTTAAAGTAAGCATTAAACTTAATGTCTGATTCACCAATTGTTGTAGATACTTCGTTAGATGATTTGTTTTTCTTATCAGTTGCAACTAGTTTAATATTTTTACCATCACCGATAACGGCAACATCTGGTAAGTTTAAAGTAGTAACACCTTTTTGTAACTCAGCAAAGTCATCTTTTTTCAAAGTAAATGTAACATGATTATCTGGCATGGTTATTTTACTAGGTTTAAATACTGTAGATGGATCAGAGAAGTAATACTTAACTTCTTTTTTAGTTTTCTTATCCACGATAAGACAGTAACCTTTGCCAGTAAATTTAACCTCTGGACTTTGAAACAAGTCTAGTGATCTTAAAAATAATGGTAGATCATAGATAGCAAACTCGCTATCAAATTTTTCTTCTATATCAGCTTCTGCTAATATATTTCTCATATTGGAAATAGTTTGTAACTTATTTCCTGGCTTTACTAAAATATTCATGTTAATATCACTGAAATTTTTTAGTAACGCAATTGTATTAGTTGATAAATTCATTTATCTTCACTCCTTTTCATTATTAATGGAGCGGATGGTAGGTACTGCCCCCACTTCTAGAGATTGGAAACCTCTAATATTACTTTTATACGACATCCGCAATTTTAATCCTATATCATTTGTTATCAATTGTCAAGCCTCTAAGCTTTGTAAGCATCCAATGTTTTTTGAAACTTACCGGCATGTGATTTCTCTGCTTTGGCTAATGTTTCAAACCAATCAGAAATTTCATCAAAGCCTTCTTCTCTAGCAGTTCTAGCCATACCAGGATACATATCTGTATATTCATGTATTTCACCTTTGATAGCTGAATTTAGATTTTGCTCTGTGCTACCCATAGGTTCGCCTGTTGCTGGGTCTCCAACTTCTTCTAAATATTCTAAATGACCATGTGCGTGACCTGTTTCACCCTCAGCAGTTGATCTGAATACTTGTGCTACTTCAGCAGCGCCTTCAATATCCGCCTTTTGAGCAAAATAAAGGTATCTTCTATTCGCTTCACTTTCTCCTTGGAAAGCAGCTCTTAAATTGTCTTTTGTTTTACTATCTTTAATATCCATTTAATTCTCCTTTAACGTTCATAATATAGTTTCATTATATAATAAAAGAGGAAGGAAGTCAATGCTCCCTTCCACTTTTTTTTAGTTTATTTTGAGGTTAAAAAGTTATTTTCTTTGTTTTTAACGTCTTGTCCTAGAAAGGCTTCAATATTCCATGGCCACTCACCATGTTTCTTTTTATACTTGTACGCCTTTTCTATACCTCTTTCAAGTTGTAGAAAAGTATTTTTCATATCTTTTCTTCTTGTATCAAGACCTCTTTTTTCAGTAGGTGCTTTAGTATGCAATAAAAAGTATGAAGCTTTATCAGTTTCATCTAATCTTTTCAATGCATTGGTAAGATACTCGTATTCGTATCCTTCTAAAACAGACCAACCAAATTTATCTCTATTGGTATCGTGACTTCCACCACAAACATAAGAGTGTTTTTCTCCTGGTCTAACATTCTTTTCCAAAAATGTTGGCACATCACCAGACGGAAAAGTTCTTATGTCTTGATAAGCACCATTTTTTCTAACAGTTGCTAACACCACCTTTGTAAAAGTATTACCGTTTAGGTTTTTGGTATTCTCTGTAAGATAGTCCGATATTTCCTGCTCAGTATTACCTATAAGATTTTTACTAATTAGGTATGACATAATATTAGTCAAGTCGTCAGCTGTACTTTTAAGTTCAGGTTGATGGTCGTTTTCTCTAATTTGTAAAGTTGACCTTGCCAAATCAGATTTAACACCTTGTGTTCCTAATTCGTATACATCAAATATCCACTCACTAACATGCATTTTTTCAAACGCTGAAAATCTATGAGCACCAGCAACAAGTTCATATTCATAAAATACTCCGTCAACCCATTGATGTTTTTTTGTAACAATCGGTGGTCTTTTAGAGTAGTCTATTTCCTTTAACGATACTGCTAGTTTGTTAATGTGGTCTTGATTAAGATATTTTTTCCTAGCTCTGTTAAGAGTTTTACCCTTAGCAGTCTTTGGTATGTATACCAGACTTATTGGTATTATTTTTGTTTCTTTGTATTTTGAACCAGGAGAATCAATAAGAACCCTGGTTAGTTTGTTTGTATCTAACATTTTCTTTTCCTTTTTTTTTAGTGAAGTCAACACAGGAGCCAAATGCAACCTATTGGTTAACTTCTATTATATAAGCACATATGTACTTATAGAAATTCACTAGGCTGAGGATCCCTACCAGTTCCCTAGTGAATATCTATAAGTGTTAGTTTTTTATTAAAGATGAAACTAACAAAACACCATAAAGAAGCCCACTATATGCTTCTTTTTTAACGCTGTTAAGGGCTTACGAGCAGCCTCAACCATAATATATATATATCAAACACAAGCGTTAAATAACTAAATTATAAAAATTTTTCTCTTAATCTCTTGTTCTTTTTTGCATTAGCAATCATTTCTTTTTGCTTACGTCTTTTTTTATCTGATGGTTTTTCAAAGTGTTGTTTTTCTTTGAACACTTTTAAAAAGTTATCTTTAATAGATTTTCTTTTCATCACACGTAATGCTTGTTCTATATTATTATTTCTAACTTCTATTACTTTTTCTCTTGACAATTTATTATTCCTTTCTGTAGTGATTAATTTATCCTCTTATAACGTGGGTGGCCACTACACCACCCACAAGGATTACACTAAGCTTTAGACACTGTCTGAATCAGAGTCATCGTCTGATTCGTCTTGGTCTTCGCCAAGATCCGATTGTTGAGCTAAATCTGCCTGTCTATTTTGTTCCATAATGTCTTCAACACTTGAACCAGAATCTACTTTGGTATATAACTCTACAAACGAATTTTTTGTATCATCTTCAAATCTATTAGTACACATCTGAATTGCTTTTACTTTATTATTAAATATAGCATAAGCTTGAGTTATGTGGACTAATCTTCTTGTAGAGATAATCTCGTCAACACCACCATCAAAGTAGGTTTTTCTAATCACATCTGCCCACGTTGTAAGCTTTGTGATGAAACCTGCGTCTGTTTTACCAGCCGCCTTTAATGTATTTGTTAATATTTTTTTCTCAATAGCAACACTTGGATATTTCTGTTCAAATGTAACAGGAAATCTTTCAAGAAATGCTTCATTAAGAATGTTTGTACCAATGAATTTACCATCTTCACTACCTTGACCTTTTGTATTGGCAGTAGCAACGATATTAAATCCAGTCTTTGGTTTAACAAACTTGTTAATTTTCTTAACATAAACACCTGATCCTTCAAGTATTGGTTGTAGACACATGATTTTATTAGAAGCTAAATCAACTTCATCTAATAATAAAAGAGCGCCTCTTTCCATTGCTTCAATCACAGGACCGTTTTGCCAAACAGTTTGGCCATCTTTAAGTCTGTAACCACCTAAAAGATCGTCTTCATCGGTCTCAATTGTTATGTTAACTCTTATTAATTCTTTTTTGGCTTCAGCACAAGATTGAATTACACCCATTGTTTTACCATTACCAGATAAACCTGTAATGAAAATGGGATAGAATCTATTAGATTTAATAATAGATTTCACATCTGTGTAGTTACCAAATGGAACAAATATTGGATCTTTTTTAGGTACAATATCACCTACTAAAGATGAAACAATATAAGCGGCTTCTGATTTAATCTCCTCAGCAACTGCCGTTTTTTTGTTTTTAACTGGCGATACAACAGGAGTAGAAATATCTTCTCCGTCTACCGGTAGTTTAAACAAAGATTTTCCTAATTTGTAATCTTTATTTTTGATTAACCATTGTGGAGCATACTTGCAACCAAATTTCTTGTTTGCCTCCTTCAATTGGTCTACTGTCAATTCTGTTGTTTTAAACATTGCGAAAGCATGTTCAACGAATTGCGTTTGTTTAGTGTTTAACATAGTGTTATCCTTTTGTTACGTTGTTTTTATCCTTTATCCTATCAGGATTTGTCATAGAAAGCAAGCCTAAAAGAAGCGTTGATACCATTACCTTTTAAGCAACCTCCTCTATGAATTTGTTTAATACCGTTCTGGAAGTGATTCTTCCTTTCATACTCTTACTGAATACTGACTTAATTGAAGCAGTTTTCGAATCATCTGTAATCGCTGATAGATCAGCATTTTGAACTTTCATTGATTTACCGTTAAGAAGAAAGTACTTATTGTAACCTTTGTTGTGTACTAGTACTGCTTTTTCTTTTTGAAAAGTGGCTTTGATTTTATTCATCATATCATTTCTGTGTTCATAACTTTTAAAGTTTTTAACATAGCTACTGATATCCCACCACTTGATTTGTTTAAGAACATAGAAACCAATTGTTTTAATACCGTGTTCTTTTTGAATTAATGTTAACATCAAATTGGTAAGTCCTTCTCTACTGTCCTCATTAACATATGATCTTTTACCAACTTTGATAACTGTTTTAACTGGTACATATGGTGCATTCTTATCAACGGCACCAGTTCTACACTCATCTTTATGTTTTCTGGTAAGACCGTTCTCACCTAATATAACTTTTGCTTCACCAGTATAATTTGCACCACCGTCTGTTAGGGTAATGAAAGTCATTTTTTCTACGTTGTATTTTCTTTTAAACATGGGAACTATTTTAAGACACGTAACTAATGCTTCGTTAAGAGGTGTAGTACCAAGATTGTATTGGTTAGGCATATGAAATCTACTACCTTCATAAGCTTTTTCATTACTCCAGAAAGAATTTTTAATACTATTATCATAACATAAACCCATATTGTAAACATACATTAAAGATTCTTCTAAATCTTTTTTCTTTGATTTATGATCTGCTAATTCAACTAGATTAAAGTTTTCTAAATACATGTCACCAGATTTGTATTTCCATACAGATTTACTTGTTGATTGATTGTACTTATCTAGACCTTGTTTCCAAGAATATTCAGTAGTAAACATATATACTTTAAAAGGTATATTGATTTTTCTACAAAACATAACTAAATTTATTAATTGATCAATAGTCTTTTTAAGATCGTTTGCCATACTACCAGACCAATCAAGTAACATCATCATACCATGATTCTTCTCTGTAGGTATAATAGTTAATCTTTTAAATATATCATCACTGAATTTGTAATCTTTTAATTTTAAAGGATCAATAGTACCAGTTTTATCAGTACTAGCTCTTTTATATGCTGTAGCACTTTTTTTCATTTCAAACTCTTTAACAAGATAGTTAACTGTTTTCATGTTATCTTTGATATATTTTTTGTAGTCATTTTTTAACCACATTAAATATTCGTGTGTACTAGCATAATGCTTTCTTTCACTAGCGATGTATTCTCTCATTTCAGATAGAAAGGTTTTATTAGAAACAATAACTTTATTCAAATTAACATCTGGTAGATTAACATAGTTATAGTCACATGTTCTATCAGTTAAACTTTCTCTATTCTTTTCATATGTTTGATCAGTAACAGCAATAAATTTTCTAGAATCTAAATTGTAACCAGCTTCACCCTCATCGGCACCGTTACCGTGGTCAGGTGCTGAATTAGTTGAGTCTGATTCTACTTTGTTATCTTCTTCTTTTACTTCATCTTTACTTTCAGTTTCAGCATAAGATTCTTCTTTCTTTTCTTCTTCGCCATCTTTAGACTCACCTGGTTTGATATGTTTATCAGCAAGTTTATATAACTTATCTAAATTACTACCAGAAAAATCTGAATCTTTTTCTTTACTTTTAATATCTTTTTTCTGCCAAGCTAACATTTCTTTTGCTAACTTAACTACACTAGTAAATGATGTAAGAGAATTAACTTTTGCTAACCATTTATTATCAGCAGTTGTAAAATTAATTTTAAGTCTTTTAGATGACTTGTAAAATACGTTGATCTTATCAATCAACATAAAGTCTTTGTCCATATCTCTGTTTTTAATACCAAAGAAATTTGCTTTGTTTAAGATATCAAAACCATTGATATAGTTTTTAACTACACCCTCATATCTTGTTTGAATTTTTTTGTCTATTCTGCAATCTTCTAATACATTGATGTATGCTCTTAACTCATCATCATTTATTTTAGACCATTTTCCGTAAGGAGTAAATAAAGCATGAGCACACTCATGGGCGATTAACATGTCATATACATCAGCACTTTTAGTTTTAAAGATAGGTAGTGTTAGTACTCTATTCTTAACATCAAATGAAGCTGTCTTAACATTGTTATGTTGAATTGATATATTCTCTGTAGCGATAAGTTTAGCAAGTTGACTTTTTTGATCAAGGCTAATTTTTGTAGTGGTTTTATTTTTCATATACACTTATCCTATATGGAAAAGACAGGAAAGTCAAGCCATATAATTCGTTGTGGTTACTTGCTTATTGAAAGAACATAATGAGAACATTACATTTTCTTGTTTGATTCGTTATCTTCCGACTTGATTTAAGTACTTTTCCTTGCACTCTTCCCAATCCAAGTATATCAAATCATCATAGAAGTGTGATTCTTTGGAGAACCTATCAGTTGCTAATAGGTTTTTAATTCTTTTTGAAGCATGTTTTTGTTTCCATACTTTGACTAATGCCTCTGTAGATGAATCGAATCGTTTAATAAGACCATCATCTTTTACTTCGCCTCTTAAATACTCATAAGTGTTTTCAAATAGTCTTGCAAAATAGATACCTCTGGCATGGTCTGTTTTGATTAAAGATTTTTCTATACCCATTTTAGAATAGGTAAACATATACGATCTATTCTTATGATCTCTTTTTAATGGTTGGCCATTGGCTCTCGTTGCTTCATACCATTCAAAGTATTTTCTAGTATGGTTTTTCTTTAACCATTGTTTAATTAGTTTTTTAGTTGCTGGTTGTGGTTCATATGAAACAGATCCCATAGTGAAACCCATACGTTTCCAATATTTTAAGCCATCGTATTGACTTAAAGTGTTTGCTTTCGCCTTACCATATAAAGATGTTGTAGTAACTCCTACTAACTTGTCGCCATACTTGTCATGCCATAATTTCTGTACCTCATCTGATAAACATAGATATGCTAATAGTTTACCACCTGTATAACTGTAACCTAATGGTTGTGTAGGTACAATAGAAGAACCAATTGCTGTATGATTAATCATACCACCAAATGTTTTACTCTGTCTGTCCCAACCAATAGCACTGTCTCTAGGTGTTAAATCCATGAAGTCACCAGATATACAAATGACACCTAAATGTTTACCTGATCTATTATCGTTTACATTAAAGAATAGTTGTCTACCAATATTACTATTGTTTTTCATAGTAGATAAGAAAGTTCTTAATGTATTCCAGTTCTCTGATAGTTTGGCTGTTCTTACTGCTTTGCCTTTGAAATTCTTTGTACTATCATCTGTAAATTCTAATACAGGTTCTAACTTATCATAATCTTCAGGTGATTCGGGAATCCAGATATTGTTTCTAACTGTATCTATTTGAGTTCTTTGTTCAGGTGATGTTAGTATTTTTTCAGTACCATACAATGTAGTTGATTCGGTTGTAGGGAATTTTCTATGTACTTCTTGCCACTTTTGAAATAGGGTATACTCTTGTACTGTCATCTTTGACACGTATCCTAAATCTTTTTGAATAGCTTCTGTAAGTACTCTCTCGTCTACTTGTTCAAGAGCCTCAATATCGTTTTCTTCTTGAAACTGTTTCCACTTTCTTTCAACGCCTTCTAAATCTTGCTTGGCGTGTATATCAAAGTCTTCTTTCGGTACTGCTGTCATAATGTAATCCTATCATAAACTTTCCTCAATGTCAAGCCTACTATGGAATCATCCTATTATCTACTTTTTCCATGGCTTTCTTATGTTTTTCATAAGCTTTCATCTGTTTTCCAGCTTTCTTATATGCCAAGTCTAGTTTCATTTTACTCTGTCCCTCTGTAAAATTTCTACCTAAAGTATGTTCGTGTTCATGTTGGAATACTCTACTGATCATACCATCTAGATGTCCTTCTTGTAGTTTACCATCTTCATCTTCATACTTTACAATAACTTTACGTGGTCTTGTAATAGATAAGAAGACAAAAGGAAAGGTTAAACAACCCTCTTTCATCACTACTTTTTCCTCACCTTGTGTTATTATCATAGGATTGAAACATGCCATTTTTAAACCATCTTCTATATGAGGGTGGTCACCTATTACGAACATATTGAAAGGTAAACCAACTTGATTGCAAGTTAAACCTATGCCACCATATTTTCTCATAGTAGCAAACATCTGTTCCGCTAATTCTTTTCTATCTTTAAGACCATGTTCCTTTAACATATCATCACTGAAAGGTGCTATTGCTGATTGTATTCTAGGATCCCTAGGTGGTATTAGACTATATGTTTTAGTTTTACTATAATCTTTATGTTTAGGTTCAACAACCGTTTCAGTTACTTCTTCTTTGACTTTCTCCTCGTATTTCGGACTTTGTTTATTATCTCTAGCCGATATTTTAGTCATGTTTTGTTTAGGTTTTTTCATCACGTTTTTTTGAGTACTGCCCATATTTTCTCCTTATGCTTGTTGTAGTCTTGTAAAGTTTTTATATTTTTCAAACTTAATTATATTTGTAAATTTATCAAACATTATATCTCCTTTGTGTGATATAATAAAGATATTTTCTTTTGATAGTTGAGTTATAATCTTAAAGAAATCATCTGTACCTTGACCATCTAAACTACCATCAAAAATTTCATCTAGTATTAATAAATTGGTATTGGTACTGTTTTTCATTTTAGCTATGTGTCTCCAAGTAAATAATAATGCAAGGTCTATTCTCATTTTTTCACCCTCACTAAAGTTATTATAGTTAAAGCCGTCTCTGAATCTACTCTTTATAGTTTCATTAAACTCCTCATCTAAATGAAAAGATACAAAGAAGTCCATAGCTTGTAAGTGTTGATTGATTAAGTTATTCATAATAGGAACATACTTACGTATAATCTGTGCCTTAGCACCCTTGTCATTTAAGATTGTTCTTAATATGTCTACGTAACTCTTTTGTTCTATTATTCTATCTCTTTCTATTTTACCTTCTTCTAAATCTAAATTTAATTGTTCTAGATGTTGTTTAATTTCTTTACCATCAACTTGTTTGTTTTCTAATAGTTTAATTTCTTCGTGTATTCTATTACTGAATTTATTAATTTCATCTAAAGACGTTTCAAATTTAGATATATCTATATTCAATTCGTTTATCTTTTGTGATACCTTATTCATTTCAGTTAATTTAATCTCTGTATTGGTAATCTCTGTTAGTAATTCGTTCATGCCTTCTTGTAGAGTTTTAATCTTTTGTTTGGTTGCCTCTATCTTATTACCTTTAAACTCGTGATCAATAGGTTGTGTGCAAGTAGGACAGTTATCATTGTTTTCAAAAAACTCTAATGACTTTTGGTGTGTAGATAAGTTAGTTTCAATCTTAGCTTCTAGTTTAGATAACTGATTTACTTTCTTTTCTACCTTGCCTTTCTCTGCCACTTCTTCTTTATGATATCCTATCTTCTCATTTAATTCTTCTATCTTCTTACTATATGTATTATTATCTTGTTTGTTTTGATCAATAAGCTGTTTCTTACCATCTAGGTCGTTCATATTAAGGTCGGAGATAGCATTGAAGTGATTTAACTCTGTTTCATACTTGGTTTGTATGAGATCACAACGGTGCCTCATTTCTATTACCTTTTTTGCAAGGTCTGATTGTTGACTTCTTAATATTAAATCCATAAGTCCGAATACTCTTATGTCTAATATTTCTTCTACAACCTCTCGTCTGTACCTAGGTTTCATTTTCATAAAAGGTTCATAAGATGATGAGCCTAACAATACTACTTGTAAAAAAGACCTATAGTTAAGTCTCATTATATTTTGTTCTAAATACTTTTGATAATCAATACTGTTGGCGTCCTGATTTAATAACTCTCCGTCACAATATATCTCAAATATATTAGGTTTGATACCACGTATTATTTTAAATTCTTTTGTACCAACATCAAAGGTTATTTCAACAATAGTTTCTGTATTGTTTATTGAATTTACTATTTGCTCTTTCTTAATAATTCTAAATGGTTTATTAAATAAAACAAAACAAAGGGCGTCTAGTAGTGTTGATTTACCTGAACCATTTTGACCTACAATTAATGTAGTATGTGATTTATTTAAATCTATATCTATCGGTGTGTTACCTGTAGATAGAAAGTTTTTATATTTAATATTTTTAAATACTATCACTCATTGGCCTCCGTGTATAGCTCTTTAGCAAACTCTTTTAGTTTATGTTTATCTAAATCTGTGTCTATCTGATCAATATAGTTACCTAGAAAGGTCAACGTATCTTCTCCTGAATCTAAAATGTCTGCTCTTACTGTTTGAGTAATATCATTTGTATCTTCATTAATAATTAATTCGTGTACGTTTGCGTTATTATAAAATCTTTCAACTAGTCTACCATACATATCAGTATCAGTTTTTTGAGATACAAATAGCTTTACGAAACAGTTTTCATAATCTTTTAAATCTAAACCATCATAGTTTGTTTTAGTATCATCATATACCAATTTTTTAAATATAGGCATAGGGTTTTCTATTCTATCTAACTCTCTGGTGTCTGTATCAAATGTATGAAATCCTTTAGGACAGTTATAGTCTGACCACATAATTTGATATTGTGTACCTAGATAGAATATCTGGCCATCATCTGACTTCTTGTGAAAGTGTCCTGATAATACTTTTTCAAATCTTCTAAAGTGTTCTCTTTCAAATCCGTGTTCGTTCATAACTCCTTTATGCATTTCAAAACCTTTTACTTCTAAATGACCCATTGCAATTTGTGATGTAGAGTTATCAATCTGAAAGATAGTATCTTCTCTATTATCGTCACAAATCCAAGGTATAAACAACATATCTAAACCACCAATATTTACTTCGGTTGCTCTTGTATATATTTTTATATCAGGCCCTAGATTTAAGTTTTGTATGGCATTGACTTCATTTGTATTCTTATAATAGGTGTCATGGTTACCTAATATAACATGAGTATCAATATTTAATTCTTGTAATCTATTCCAGAATTTCAGTCTGAAATTGTGTGCTGTATTGTGGTTTATAAACTTACGTCTATCAACGACATCTCCTAAATGTACTAATGTATCTATCTTATTCTCTATTAAATAGGGAAAAAATAGTTCATCATAAAATCTATTCTGATAATTGATGAAGTGTGGAGAATCGTTACGGCAACCAAAATGAGTATCGTTTAGTAATGCTATCTTCATACTTGACTTAACTTAAAAAATAATCTAAAGTGCTTGTCTTCTTTCTAGGTTTACGTTTCTTTTTAGATTTAACTATTTCTTCAGCAATCTTTTCTTGTGAATCCATAGGTAAATTTTTCTGTAAGTATTCCGTCATCTGATTCTTAAACTCTCGGTCTTCACCTGGCTGTAGAGCAAAGTCATCTAGATTAGATTTACTTATCAGTTTGTGTTTAATTGTAACTTGCTTTTTCTCTTTTTGTATTCTTCTAATAAATGCATAGTAGATTATTTGAGTAAAGTAAGCAAAAGGATTATTTGATTTTTTACCATCAAAGTTGTCAAGATATTGTAAACAGTTTTCAATACCATCTGATATCATATCGTCTTTAAATGTGTAGTTTATAAAATTAGGTCTGTATGAAAGATGATTCGCAATCTTTAAAAAACAACTGCCAAGGTAGTTACCCACCATTGGTTTAGGCTCTTTCAATCTTATTGCTCTACGTACAGCTTTTCTGTACGCAATCATGGCCACCAAGAACTCTTTATTATTTACGTAATGTTCTTTTTTTTGTTTGTTATTCATAATATTAATATACTATATTTTTTCTTAATTGTCAATGTTTTAAGACATTTGGAGCGGGTCAAGGGAATCGGACCCTCTACCTAATCGTTGGCAACGATTCGCTCTACCAATGAGCTAGACCCGCCTCTCAAAAATTTAGTTTCAATTACTAAATCCTAACATTGACTTTCGGTGAATTTTATGTATAATGAACGGTGTAGCCGTTTGATAAGGAGGCTTGGAGTACCAGCGTCCTTTAATGGATTGTTCCTTCTTCATCATCATCATAATCTTCATCAAATATCTCGTTAATCTTTTTATTCTCACCACTGGAAAACTTAATCATGGGTTTCTGTTTATTATTATCCACCATTGGTATGTCATTATATTCATCAACAACTCCCATATAACTCTGTGTCATACTACTATTGGCATTTGTGATGGTCATTATCTTATCTTTTGGAATAGTTATCTTAACATCGTTGGTGTAAGCAGTCCATCTTATTAATGCAATGTAATCCTTAAATCCGGAAACGGTGATTTGAGGAACGTATTTAATTAGTAAAGGTTTTACAATACTAATAGATTTGTTAGAGGTATGTAATTGTTTGGCACCAATAGGTAAATCGCAAACAATATCATCACCATTTACTAATTTAATTATCTTAATGTTATTTTCCATCTTATTTTTCCTATTATTTATTTATCTTTATTTAGCTCTGCCAATACACAATGAGTACCACCAGTCTTTGTTGTCATGTCATAATTTAAAAACGATGTTTCTTTAAATACTTTCATATTATACCAACCTTTGTTTCTGCCAGGGTCTTTTTCTTCGTTAGGCAAATAATCATGGAAAATAATTTTAAAATGATTTGTAGTTCTTTTTAATATTTCCTCACAATCATAAGCGTCAATTGAACCATCAACAAATACAAAATCAAAATCTCTAACATTGTACAGTTTCCAATAATCAGAGCTTTTACAATGGTATCCGTGTATCTTATCTTCTATACCAATATACTCAAACACATTGTCTTTATCAATAGTATGTACCTCTGCTCTGTTTGTTATTAAAGCAGTTGTACTTTTACCTGTACCGGTACCTATTTCTAATATCTTTTTAGCATAACGACTTTCTTTTAATAAAAATCTAAAATCTTGATCTGAAATCATTTCAATTCTATATTGTGTATCTCATAATTAAAATCTTCACCATTGTAAATATTTATCCGTTCTCTAAAGTGTGCCAATGTATAATTCTCTTTTCCATTATAACTTATGTCATCTGCTATATCATATAAGGTCGCAGCTGAATTATTATCCTTTAATCTTAAACCTCTACCAATTGATTGTAAATTTCTTACACGTGACTTACTAGGACTTGCAAAAATAATGTTGTGTAAATTCTTGATATTTATACCTGTACTAAATGTTCCATAACTTGCAACAATAATAGCGTCATCTGATTTTTCTGTAATAAATCTTATAGCTTCTCTGTCCTCTGTTTCAACTCCACCATGTACAAAGAATACTTTTCTATCCTCTGCCTTTTCTTGTATTAGAGTTTTTAATATTTCGCCATGTTTTTCTACGTATTGAAATAAACATAATGTATTACCTTTTAGATTAATCGCCAAGTTTCTAATATACTTATTTCTCTTTTCATTAGCAACCAAGTAATGCATTTCTTCTTGATAAGTCTTATCTTTCATAGTATGCCTGACCTCTTTGTCGTGTTGCAATACTAAACATATAATTTTTAAATCTGCTAGTTGTTTATTCTCTTGTAATTCTGTTGTAGTTATAACCTTATTTACAGTACCAAAAAGTCCTTCTAACACTAGTTTATGTGTTTTTGTTCCATCTAATGTACCTGTTAAGCCAACTCTGTACTTACATTTATCTAATTTAGTAAGTATTTTTGTAAGTGAAACTGCCTTAAATAAGTGTGCTTCGTCTCCTATGACCATACCAAACTGTTTAAACCATGCTTTTGGTTGATTGTATATTGATTGCCATGTTGATATTATAACGTCTTTGTTTGTATCTTTGTCATGTCCTTGATATATTCTATGTACGTTTTTCTCTGGTGTCCAACCATAATC